GATGACATTATCAACCACCATCTTCAAACAGATCGTGATGTCCATTTAGCACAAGATGAATTAATTGATGCGGGGTTTCGTTGGCAGGCAAAACTATGAAGCTGAAAGAACTTTTAGAAAGTGCTATTAAACCTACTTCAAAGCAAGTTGCTTCTGCTCTTGCATATGTCAAGCAGTATGTTCCATATCACAGCGTTCGACATGCATCAGCAACAATGGCAAAGAACGTAACTGATCCTGATGTCGTTGAACGTTTAAAATATTGCTATCAACTTCTTCGAGCTGCAGATCCAACGTTAGGAATTAGTTCAATACCAGTTCAGTTTCTAACATATGATATGTGCGTACAGGATGTTAAAAAAGCATGGCAGATGTTTGAGTATGTTCCTTACAAGTTTATCACACAAGAAATTTGCGAACTGGCTATTGAAGGAAACGGTAGTGCACTATCGTGGGTTCCTGATAATTTTCAAACGCCAGAGATGGTTGAACGAGCAGTTGAAGAGGATCCTAGTGTAATACAAGATGTTAAACCAAGTTTAGTAACAAGAGACTTGTGCCTATTAGCTGTTGAAAGAAATGGTTTAGTGCTTGAATTTATTCCTGATCGGTATAAAGAAGATCCTGAAATTTGTGTTCAAGCTGTCCTCTGTGATCGCAGTGCAATGTCACATGTTCCATATCTTATGAGGAATGAAGTTTCACATCTTGTAAAACAACATCAACAAACATATTCAGGATAACGTTGGGCAGCGTTGATCTCCAATGGGGTGTTGTATAGAATGGCTACCTCTACTACGGGGAGCAACAATGTACAATCTCAATCAAAAGGCTATTGCATTATCTCAAGACGGAATTGTCAAGTTTGCAAAATTGACCTCATTACGTCAAAATCCAATTGAAATGAAATGGGTTCAAGATGAACTCGATGTTATCTTCTTCCTGGGAATCGTCAAGGATAAATTCCGCCAGACTCTCCCTATGATGGGGAAGACGAAGTACAAAGGGACTACTGAGTTCGATTTTATCCGCGATGTCAAGGAAGAAATTGAAGAAGTATTGTTCGGTGGTCGTGAAAAGCGTGACCAGCTGTTGAACAAGAAGCGTTACCTTATGATGTATCACCTCGTTATTGAACCTATCATTGACTTGTTTCAAGGTCTTTCGCATCAAGAAGCTGTTATCCACGCCGACACAATTATCGATGCTGTGATCGAACGGATCAAGGATTGCGATGCTGTTGCTTCATACGACGATGCGCTCGTATGTCGTGAAATTGTTCGTAAGCAAATTGAAGTTCGTGAAGAAGCGCGTCGTATTGCGGCTTCAAAGCGTCGTCGTAATGTCAAGAAGAAAGATCCAGTTAAGGAGCTGCTCAGTGAAATTGCTGTCGAACCTGTGGACGAAGTTGTCGAACCTTTGGTTTTCGAATAGATTTGTTCAACGTATTATTGAGATATGGGAGGCGACGGATGAGCCAATCAATCCGTCGTCTATTCCTCACGTCACTGTTTCTCTCACTCCAAAAGAGATAAAGATGCACAAACACTGGACGATGTGTATGAAATTATATCGTTCAAAACAAGGAGCATACTGGACAACACAAGATGAGACACAAATAGAGCATGCAAAGTATGTTAGGCAAAGAGTAGAAGAGCAAGACAATGATGCAATGATACGAAGAGTGTCGAGATACGTTACTGAAAGAAATGCAAAAAGGAAAATGTAATGACTTTCGGTTCGTTTCCTATTCCAAAACAACTTACTATACGTGAGAAATTTTCTTCTTTGTTTAAGAAGAAAGAATCTCTCCCAACACAGAAACAATATAAACACGCTATGATGGTTCGTCGGTTGTATGAATTTGAAAATCGTACAACTAGCATTACGCTCGGAAAGCCATCAAATGATCAAGAACAATACAATCATCTTGAATATGCTAATGATATATTTCGTCGATATAAAATAACGTCAAGAGACTGGGCAGGTCCAAAATGATATTCACTAAACTTAAAAACTGGTGGAGAAAGTTTCGTGAGCCGCTACAGCTGCAATCACTCAGTTTGAGTCAGCACGATGCCAATGAGCCATATAATACATATAAGCTTCGTAAGCGTCAAAAGAAGCTCAAGCATTCAATGATTGTTCAGCAGCTCTATGGAAATAATTTTCGAAGCGATCAAGCTTGCGGTGGTTTTCGAGGATACAACATTCTTGATGACGATCAAGCAAAACACTATGATGAATGCTGCCATTATCCAATACGATCATCAACAGCAAACGACGATTTATGACAAAAAGAGATAACCAACACAAGCGTTCAATGCACGCTGATTTTGTTGTCAAGATTTATTCATTCAATCCAAAGCGCGATCGCGAGCAAAATGATCACTTAGTATATGCAAATCACATAAGAAACGAACGCGTTACGCAGATTTTAGCCGAACTTCGTAAGAGACGCACAGACAACAAATAACACTTCTATTCTCGCAACAACCGGATAAATACTCGTATAAAATACGAGGAGTATCATATGTCCGGTTACAATCTTTCCACAGGCGCCCCAGGTTTATTGCGTATTGAAGCGCTGAACATGACCGTTTCGTTCCAGCGAACGAGCGAAACAACTGGCATCGTTTCGTGGAACATTCCAACACCAGCGACTGGCTGTGCTGCTGGAACGCAAGCATACAATGGCATTTTAATTACGCTTGATACAACTCCCTCTAACATCGAGAAGTCTCCTGTTGGTGGTAGCGGATGTGGTGGTTCGTGTCCTCCAAGTGGATCCTCGCAGCAAGTGTATATTGCAGATCCAACAGCAGATCCAAATCTATTCACAGGTAGCATGATTGGCACGGCATTTGTTATTGGTGCATTCTATAATGACCTAACGACAGTGTCGCTAACTGTTACGGGCTTGATGCCAAACACAGCTTACTATGTAACAGGCTTCCCTGTTGATGCACAACTAAACTATTTCTATGAAGGTGTTCATGCTTACTCGTTGACATATGAGAACGATAAAGTCAAAGCAACGCACGGTCGTTATGTTGTCCAACTTGGTGGTGGATCAAATAGCACAATTGCAACACCAACAACGTTCACAGGACTGTCTCCTGGTATTCCATACGATTTTTATGTCAATCTTGGAGCTATATCTGTTGAGTATTTCTTGAATGGCTACGATTTAATGACACGTGGAAAGACGTTTCATATTACTATTAACGGAACAGATGCACAAACGTATCAAGACCTTGTCAATCAAATCAATATTCAGTTTGCAAAACAATCACCGTGTCCACAAGGCCCCCAACCACCAAATGCTGGTGGATATTACTGGGACGTTCAAACACAACAGTTATACTTGTGGAACGGTTATACAAATACTTTATTAGCAACAATCATTGACGCAACGCAACCAAACTTACTAACAGTTGGTTCTACGTGGTATGATCCAGCGACAAATGTGTTGAAGACTTGGAACGGTATTGCGTGGGTTATTACTCCTTTCATTACATATCCAACACCACCAACGCAGCCTGTATGTGATAGCACAGTTTGGTTTGATACGAGCAATAACACAGCATATCGTTGGAATGGCATCACGTGGTGTCAGACAACTGTCTATGTAACAGGAACTGATCCTTCACAGCCAATCGTTATTGCTTGTGGTTCTTATTGGTGGAATACATCAACAGATCAAATGTTTAAGTGGGACGATGCTCTTGATATGTGGGTTGTTGTCATGCCTATAATTTCTGCAGCAGATCCAACAACAATTGCAGGAAGCTCAGGACCACTGTACTGGGTTAATCCAACAACAAATGTTGCTTACTGCTGGAATGTTCCTTCAAATGGTTGGAACGTCATTGGAGGAGTCGTTGTTTCGACGACACAGCCAGCAACACCAATTGTTGGTAACTATTGGTACAATCCATCAACAATGATCCTTGCACAATTCAACGGATCAACGTACGTTGATCTATATGCATTCATCTATACAAGCGATCCATCTATTCGTAATTCTTGTGATATATGGTGGAATACAACAACGAACGCTGTGTTTGTGTGGAACATCGAAACAAGTATGTGGGTTCCAGCAACGACGTTCTATCAACAAGCAACTGATCCAATGACACCACCAGCAATGACTGACGGAACTTTGTGGTTTAACACAACAACCGGAATAATGCAACAGTGGAAAAACCAATGCTGGGTTACAATTCCTATTATTCAATATCCAGGAACACCAACTGCAGCATTCCCGTCTGGTATTAATACATTAACGGCACAAGTGTGGTATTCAGGAACAGCTTGGTATTATTTTAATAGTCCAAATTGGATTCCTTTTGCTCCTGTCGTAACAACATCTGATCCATCTGTTCTTCCAGCAGGAACATATTGGTTTAATTCAACGAATATGCAATTGTCACAATGGAATGGCGTTGCTTGGATGACATTGTTATACTCATTAACGTCATACGTTCCAGTCCTCAATCAATGCTGGATGAATACAACAACAAATACAATTATGACGTGGAATGGAACAACGTGGGTTCTTGGTCGTCCTATAGCAACTGTTGAACTTGATCCAGCAGGAAACTTGTTATTTACAAATACACTACTTGGAAGCAACTCAACAATTGTTATTAACAACTATGCAAATAATCCTGTTGTTAATTCAACTGATCCAGGTTATGGAACATTGTTCAATGCATTGAGTGCCTATCGTAACAATACAATTACGTTTGGACCACAAGTTGTTGGTCAAGACGGCAATGATGGAACACCGTCATACGAACGTCTCGGTGTTGGAACAAACGGCTCAATGGCAGAACGTTTAAGAATGAGCAATGAAATTCGTCAAGCTCTTGGAAATCCTTCTGTTACTGTTCAATTGACACCAGAGCAACTTGATCTTTGTATTACAAAGTCGTTGGAAATTATTCGCCAAAAATCTGGTATTGCTTACAAGGCTGGATATTTCTTCTTGAAGATCAATCCAGAGCAGCAAAAGTATCGCTTGTCAAATTGCACACGTAAAGAAGAAACAATCATTCAAGTTATGAGTGCATTCCGTTTGACATCTTCGTTTTTAAGTTCAGCAATGGGTGCAGGCGTATATGGACAGATTGTTTTGCAACATTTGTACAACATGGGAACATTTGACTTGCTAAGTTATCACATTATGGCTGACTATATTAAAGAGTTGGAAATTTTGTTTGCATCACGTTTGACATATACGTTCAATGAAGATACACGTGAGTTGCATTTTCACAATCGTTTCCCGTTTGGTGAAGTTGTTCTTCTTGAAGCAACGGTTGAACGAACGGAACAGAATATTATGAAGGATCGTTATATTCGTCCTTGGTTGCGTCGTTGGGCAACAGCAGAAGCGCGTTTGATGTTGGCAGAAGTTCGTGGTGCATATAGTAACTTACCAGGAGCGGGTGGTAGCGTTACAATGAATGCAACTGATCTTCGCCAAGCAGCGCAACAGGAATTTGAATTGCTTACAAAAGAGATCGAAGACTTCCTTGCAGATAATCCAGAAGAATACGGTGTCTATGGTCAATTGACGTTTGGATAAAATATGGCAAACACTTGTACAACACTTCCTAACGGCTTAGTGTCAACGTCACCAAATAGTCCATCTTGTACTACGTGGAGTCTTTCAACCGACCCAGCACAAACGATGATGGATGGTGTCAATGCTCAAACGCTTGCAATTGCAGGTGCGACTATCAACGTTCATAAACTTCTTGGTGTCCATGAGCAAACAAAGCTAATTGATCTTGTTGGTCACGGTACTCCTATTTCTGGCGGTGATGCTCCTAACTATCCCGCCTCAAATGCATTTACATCTTTGAAGACGGAATGGCGTTCTCGTCAGGTTGGTAGTCAATTACTTGCTGAAGGCTATATTGGATATGACTTTGGTTATATCAAACTGCCAGATGGACAAGCACGGTATGGTATTGATACGAGCGTTCGTCATCAAATTACAACCATCAAGATTAAACAGAGCAAGAATCCAAATAGTCGTGTAACATCCGCTCGCATTGAAAGAAGTGAAGATGGAAAGCAGTGGTATGGTACAGCAATGATTACACTGCCAAATAATGATAGCTTAAACACAATTAGCTTTAAGAACTCTTCACCAATGCGATATTGGAGACTTCGTCCTATTACATTTGTTGGCGGTGCTTGTGATAGCTGGGGAGTTCAAGCTCTTGAGATGAGCAACTGGAATCCAACAGCATTAAATAATATTCAAGATAAGATATTCCTTGAGAATCGTGATCGTGATTATTCTGGTGCTCCAATTGCTATCAAAGGATACTATCAACTCCCAACGGTACAAACAGACTTAACAAGATTTGGTATTGAAATCCCAACAGGAAATTATCAGATTCAAGTTAATTTCAATGCAACAGTTGCAGCACTTGGACGACCAATTGTCATTGGCGATATTCTTGAACTTCCAAGTGAACAACAATATACACCAGAACTAACACCAGTCAAGCGTTATCTTGAAGTTACAGACGTTACGTGGGATCCATCAACATATACACCAGGTTGGTTTCCTTTAATGCTATTGGTGACAGCAACACAAGCTCTTGCAAGTGAAGAAACGCAAGACATATTTGGTGATCTTGCGAAGCAAGTCGATACATCTGGTTTGTTTAGTACCGATGATGGAAATAATCCTATGTACCAAGATTTTTCAGATATAGAACAGACAATTAAAGCGGAGGCATTAGATGCTGTTCCAGAACGTGGCAGCGAAGGTGCACGCGTCGTTCGACAGTTTACACCAGAAGAAATTGCACAGGGAGCTTCTGTTGGTGCAAACATTGCTGGAATGAGTTATGCACCAACGCGTCTATATGTTGAATGTGCCTTGCCACCAAACGATGAACCATACACGACGGGAGAAGTTCTTCCTGCTGCGGGCGTTGATAAACAATGGTTTAGATTGATATATACAGGAGTGGCTGCAGGAACACCTGCACGTTTATATCGTTGGTCAGCAGCAAAGAATCGTTGGATTTGGTTAGAGACAGATAAACGTGAACAGTTTAACCAACAAAAACAAATTCTTGATGAGTATCTAACAAGCCCAACAGCAATTTCAGCTAAAAAGATAGGACAAGCATAATGGCAGTCGGCATTCCAGAAAATGGATATTTTTACGATAAACAGATCAAAAGTCTGATTATTCAGTTTATGGCTGTATTCACAGGTCTCCAAGTTAAAGTTGGAGCTCGGAAGACTGGTGCCGTTGACACAACAGAAGATTGTGCAGGAAATGTTACAGACGTTCAGCCAGTTATTGAACCACCACGTTTAATCAGTGTTCCAATCCGCTACTCATCTTCAGATCGAGTTGTTGCCTCGTTGCTTGGAACAAACACACAAAACAAACCACTTCGTCTTCCAACGATGAGCGCATATATGACTGGAATTGAAATGGCTATGGACCTTTATAAAGGAATTGGAACGCAGCGCCGCAACGTTTATACGCCAGTTGGTGGAGTTATTCCTGACGATACACGAGTTGTATATCAACGTATGCCAGTTCCGTACCGCTTAAATCTTGATCTGAATATCTATGCAAGCAATACGGAACAACATCTTCAAATTCTTGAGCAAATTCTTGTTTTGTTTGATCCAACGGTACAACTTGAAACAGACGATGCTCTTTTTGATATGGCAAAACTAACAAAATTGACATTGAAAGGTATTCAACTGTCAGAAAACTATCCCGTTGGTGTCGATCGTCGAATTATTCAATCTACGTTAAACTTTGAAATCATTGCATATCTAATGATTCCAGCGCAAATTAAAAAGAACTTTGTTGAACAAGTAAAAGTCCGTTTAGCGATGGTTTCTAACGTCGAAGGAACCGATCAAGAAATCATAGCACAGCTTGATGCGCTTGGAATTGACTACGAAACTTGGCAGGATGTCAATGATTTAAACTTCCAATAAAATTCACGGAATATTGGTCTTGAATAATAAATACCCTCACAAAGCAACATAATAGGAGTAATACAATGTCAAACCTAGTCAGTCCTGGCGTATCAGTAACGATCATTAACGAGAGCTTCTTCGTTCCAACGTCGGCTCCTACTGTGCCTCTAATTTTTATTGCAACGGCTGCTGAAAAGTATCAGCCAGATGGCGTTACACCAGCCGCAGGTACATATGAGTCCAATGTTATCGAGACAGTCACATCATTGACACAAAGTACGCAGCTTTATGGTATTCCAAACTTCTTGACAGACGCTTCCGGTCTTCCACAAAACGGCGACTCACGCAATGAATACGGTCTATTTGCTCTAAACCAATTTCTTGGTATCGGTAGCAAGGCATATGTTATTCGTGCAGATGTTGATCTTAATGACAACTATGCAGATACAGTTCAACAGTGGAATACGCTTGCAGGAACATCTGCTTCTGATCTTGAAACACTAGTTACAAACTACATCAACCAGTATAATGCATCATTTGGTTATACAGGTTCCGCATCTGGTTATCAAGTTATGCAATTTCCAACAGCAATCACAGGAACGACGTCGACTGGTCTTGGTAATACAGCATACACAATGACAGTCGCAGTTGATGGTGGTGCACCAATTAACATCACTATTCCTCCTGTTACATCTATTTCTGGATTGAATCCACCAACAGCAGGTAGCCTATACACAAATGGCACATATCTAAATGTCCCATTGACCGGTGGTACAGGTACTGGTGCAACAGCAAACATTGTTGTTGCAGGCGGTGGTGTCACAACGGTTGCACTAGTCAATGCAGGCTCAGGTTATGCAGTTGCTGATTCACTAACCGCCCTATCATCAAACATTGGTGGTACAGGATC